TCACCGGCCCACCTCCCGCCGGAGGTCTTCAATGCGCTGAAGGATGGTCTCGATTCGACCAACCGCCGCGTCGAGCTTGTCACGGGTCCACTGGTCGTTGGTGACCCCGTGCTGCTTCAGGTCGGTGATCAGGCTGCGCGTTTCCACCTTGGCCTGCTCGACCGCCTCATGCAGCCGTTCGAAGATGCCGGTCCGGCTTTTCAGCGCTGCGGTAACGGCGGCGTTCGTGCCGGTGTTCCGTTCGACCGTGACGGCGAGTTTCTCGACCAGCGCCTCCAGATTGCGCTGGTACTTCTCGGTCACGGCAGCCGTAGACGCCACTTGCAAGCCTGTCCTGTCCAGCAACAACCATCAATGTGACGGCGTCGCTATCGGAGACTTGCGTCCTCACGTAATTGTTCGCGTTCATCCGCATGAGGCTGGCCGTGAATTCCGGCGCCCCAATCACCGTCCCGCCTGGCTTGCCAGGCGCAAGGTTCCTCCCCGCCGCCGTAGACGAGAAGCCAAAGAAATTCAGGTACTCCAGGCCGTCCGGCACGGGCGCAATGTAGCGGGAGGCACTGGCGGAGGCGTCGGCGCCTCTGATGGTGATGCGGGGCATGACAGATCCGTCAGACTTGAGCGACAGGTTGCTTGAAGGCGATGCACCAATTCGCGAGCGAATAGGGCTTGCCGACAAGTGAGGCTATGTTATCCGCAGCATAATCTCCGGAACCGGCCGCATACTCCTAATTGAATGGCGCTTGCAGAGGGTCGCTATCACAGAGGTTCCCCCCGCCGAATGCCTCCGCCTGTCGACCGTAATAGAGGTTCGCGACGCCGCTCAGTGAGCGTCCCAAGGTGAACTTGACGACAGCGTCTCCAGCGATCTCAACGCTGTTGATCGGAACGACGCCAAGGCTATCGATGACAGTGAACCCCTTGGTCGAGAGATCGACAGGCGTCGTCCCCGCCCAGAAAGCTCGGAACTGCAGAGGCGGCGCAGGGACGTGGAAGCTGGCGAGGATGGTGCGTCCCCTGGCCACGATGGACAGAGGGCTCAACGGCCGCCAGGATCCTCCGGAGGGTCAGCACCTCGTGCAGGACCTTCCTGAAATACAGGGCCATCCACCGATAGCCGTTCGGGGTGAGATGACCGCCCTTGTCCGTGAAGGGATAGCTCGGGGTTGCGATAAAAACCCCAGCCATTTCTTGCGATAGTTCCCACTGCGCGTCACCGATCGACAGGTCTGCGGCGTCGCTGGTATACTGCCCTCCGGTTTGGTACATGATGAGTGCCGGCGGCTTGCTCTGGTTCGGCACAAGTTCGGATTTTATATCCGAAATGAGCTGGGCGAGTTTCGCCTTATACGATGATTTGCTGATTGAGCCGCCGAAATCAGGGACATAATTGTATTCACCTTGAAGCCATAGAACCGCAGGTATTCCATATGTGAGATTGGCGGCTTGGGCGGCCGCTTTTCCAGCGGCGGACATGACGCGCAAGCGATTGAACAGCTCCGGGCTGACCCCCTTCGAAAGCTGCTCGATCGTCCGGCCGCCGACCGCGCAGTTCGAGATCACCAGCTTGCGATCATCCATGCTGGCGAGCGCGAAGTGCTGCAGTTGCAGATCGCGGGCGAACAAGCACGCGGCCAAGCCCGGCTCCTCTCCGAGCGTGCCGACGCCGGGAGAAAGAGCGGCTTGCTGCGCGGCAGACAGGATTGCCCCTGTGTCGTTGTTTTAGGCCGTGGCTACAGCGGGGCGCAGCACGGCATCGCCGACAGGACTTGGATTGGAATCGTCATAGGCCCCACCGGGGCGCACCGACTGCCCGATCATCAGGACGTCGGATCGCCCGGCCGTCGTCTTGACCGGCCAACCCTCCCAGCCCTGACCAAGGGACTGCCCGTCGACGAACAGGTGGTTGAGCCCAAAAGACAGGGAGGCCGTATAGCCGTTGACCTGAGATCGGGTCAGGGCGGCGATGCCGAGCGCGCGGGCATTCTCGGCCCCGATCTCCTCCGCGCGGAAGTCACCGTCACCTGCCCCGGTGCCGGTATCGGCGCCGCCGCTGCCCGGGATCACGAACAGCACGAAGCCAGCCTCGTCCGTGAAGACGGTATCGCCCTGGCTGAACCCCGAGGCGTTCAGCTCTGTGATCTCCAGAGCGTTCTCGACGTGCAGGCGATCCGTTTCGACGGCCGGGCCGCTCAGGACGTCATTGAGCTGTAGCCCATATTCGCTGAAGCGGGCGATCGGGACACCGTTCTCGTCCACGATGTCGAGAGCGCCAGCGGGGTCAACCTTGAACATGTCGGCGATCGGATCAAGGGACGCCTGAAAGGCATCGATCTCGGCATCCAAGGCAGTGACCCGCCGGAAGAGCTCGGCGGCGATGCTGGGGTCGAGGCCGGCGAGACCGCTAAGGCGCTGGGCGAGGATCTCCAGCGTCTGACGCCGCAGCCCGGACAGCCCCGGCTGACCGGTGATCTGGGTGTGAACGAGTATCTCGGAGGCGGCATTCCCGTCGTCCAGAGGCAGATTTGGTCGTGCGAATGCCGGCATCAGCCATGCGGAAGCGTCCCAGGGTTGGAGAGGGCACCCGGAGGGCGTCCTGCATGTCGATGGGGATGGAAGGATTGACCGGTCAAGCCACCGTGATGTCGAAGGGGCCGACCGGGACGCTCTCGATGGGGTTCTCAAGGCTGTCGAGGGCGGTCGCCCAGATGCGGTACGGGCCGGGGCTCAGGTCCGTGATCTCGAAGACGGGGAGCGGTGTGTTCAGACCGCTGGCGATCGGGTCGCCCTGCTTCGTGGCGCTTGCGAACAGGGCGGAGGCGCCCGAAGCAATGTAGATCTGCGTGGCAGCAGTCTGGGGGCTCGGGCCGCTGGTGACCTGCACGCGGATCGTGCCGGCGGAAGGCGACGTCGCGGAGAGGTTCTGCGGCGGCGACGGGGCATCCGGATCAGTCGCGGCGACCACATGGGTGAGCGACGCACTCCAGTCGCCCGGCGTGCCGAGCGTGGACACCGCCCGGCCCTGCAGCTCGAGCTCGTCACCGCGCTGATAGCCCGGCAGCACGACGGCGCCAGCCGCCGCGGCTCCGGGCGCGAAGAGCCATGTCGGCGTCCCGATCTTGCGGTGGCGTACCTCGAACGAGGCGATGGGCAAGGTCTCCTGCGGGTTGGCGCGGATCACCACCACCACGGGGGTCGGGTTCGACGGCGTGGCCGCATCGGCCGCAAGGCGCCCTGGGACAGCACGGCGTCGATGATCGCCACCAGCGGCGCGCCGGCCGGCTCCTGCGCCTCGCCGCCCGCCCGGCCACTCCACGGTGGCGGCACCTCGGCATCGACCAGCGCCTCGATCTCGGGAGCGTGGTCGATGAGGGTGAGGCGAGCGGAGAGATCCTGCATCGCCTCGATGCCCTTGACCGTGCAGGCGAAGGACTCGCGCGAGCTGGGGCCGAAGAAGGCGAGGTTGCCAACAGCCGGATCGGTGCCGGCCCCGGTCAGGACAACCGTGTTGGTCTCACCGGGTGCCGTCTGGATTGTCCGCAGCAGGCTGGAGCCGTCGTCGCGCCGGAAGCGCACGGCGTAGGTCTGGCCCGCCTCCATCGTGACCGGCTCGTCCAGGGTGACGTTCGTGCGGCCGGCGATCGTGGTCACGGCCTGGACGCGGGCCGCCACCATCGTCCGGTCGAGGACGTCGTGTAAGAGCTGAGCCCGGTCGCCGCGCGAGCACTGCAGCGCCTCGAAGTCCTGGTTCGCGGTGTGAGTATCGCGGCGCAGTTGCAGCTCGTAGCCGCGGCGCCGCCCCTCCCGATACACCTGATCCGGGTTGGTTACGCCCGGGAGGTCGATCTTCTCGGTGACCGTGATCGGCCCGGTATGGCCCGGGAGCGGGATGATCCGCTCGGCCTTGGCGAAGCCGTTGGTCTCGTCCAGGAAGGACACCCGGAAGGCGTGCGGCAGGATCGTGTAGGGCCGCTCGCCCTGGTAGCCCCAGGAGTTGCGCGGCGAGATGTGGGCCGTGACCGTGTCGAGCGCCCGGTCGATCACCACGCCCCAGGCGGTGCCGCTGTCCTGCGGGCTCGCCCGGCCGGCCGCGGCGATGTCGCCGAGCACGTCGAGGACGGATGCCTCATAATCATGCACCCGGTTGTAGGTCAGCCCCTTGGCGGCACAGAAGGCGTGCCAATCCTCCAGGGCCGCGACCTCGTCCAGGGTGAACGGGTAGGTGATCGCCGGGCCGGTGAGCACGTAGCGGAACAGGCTGGCCGGGTTGTTGGTCTCGCGCACGACCCAGGTCTGCGAGGCCGCGTCCCAATCCGGGCAGATCGAGGCCATGTCGCAGTTGAGCGCGTCGAGCATGCCGTTGAGCTGGCCGGTGGCACGGATCCGGCAGGCGGCGAGCGCGAGCGGCTTGTCGAAGTCGATCGGGTACTCCGGCCGGAAGGAGCGCAGGACCGACCACACCGTGCGGCCGTGGCGCTGGATCTCCTTTTTGCTCTGATCCGCCTCGTCCCAGTCGAGGGTGGTGCGGGTCAGCTCGATGTCGTACCGGCCGCGCTCGGGGAATGCGATCGGAACCGTGCGGGTCAGGGCGCTCGACTTCTTCGAACTGATGACGATCGGCGGCGCCGCGACCCAATCGTCCGTGCCGCTCTTGGCGTACTGCACGTTGATGGAGACCGTGAAGGTCTGGTAGCCGCCGTCCTTGTTCACGGCGAAGACGCCGGACGGCGCGCTGATGTCGATCTCGCAGCCGGTGCAGTCCGAAGCAGTGGTGCGGATCTGCGGGCCACCGGTGGGCGCAGCGGCCGACTTCAGCTCGACCGACAGCGCCTCCTCGATCACCTGCTGCGGGTAGAGGGTCAGGCGCTCGTCGGCGGCGTAGCCCTGGCGGGTCTCCAGGGTCACGTCCGTGAACCGCTCGATCGGCGTCTCGCCGATACGCCAGTTGCGCATAGCCAGCGGGCCGTAGCCGCACAGGAACGAGGCCACGACATAGCGCTCGTCGCCCACCGCCTGCGTGTAAGGCGTGGCGGCATAGGGCGGCGCGGAGCGGATCTTGCCGAGGACGAGCGGCACGACGCCATCCGGCGTCAGCTGGTTCTGCAGCCCCTGGATGCTGTAGGTCGGCTTGTCCTTGGCGTCCGAGCGCGGCGGGACGAGTGCGTTGATCAGGAGCGTGCCGGCCAGCAGCGTGGTGCCGGTGATGACCGCCGACGCGAGCGATGCCAGCGTGCCGGTCGCAGCGCCCGGCAGACCCAGCAGCGAGCCGGCGAGCATGGGGCCGTAGAACTGCCCGAGGGCGAGCGCGCCGACCGTCACCGCGATGGTGAGCACGTTGCGCATGATGTCGCCCTGCGGGACAGGGCGGATGATCAGCTGCGTGCCGGGCTTCGGGCGGACCCGGTGCCAGATGGCCGGCAGCACCTCCTCGTCGCCGATGGTGACGCGCAGCAGGCGCTGCATCCCATCCGTGAGGCCCGGGTAGGCCGCGGCGACGATCTCCGCGACGCTGCTGCCCGGCGCCACCGTCAGCTCGTGCCGGCGGGCGACATCGAACAGACTGTCGAGGGCGAGGACCGAGACGTCACGCATCGGAGCGATCGCCTATGATGATCTCGTGGCCGTACCCCGCCGACCGGACCGCGACCGGCGCGCCCGTGTTGTTGCGGATGGTCACAACCGCCGGATCCTGCTTGGGCGAGCAGGCGAGCAAGGTGTCCGTAGATCGTGCCGAGCCGGCGCGTGCCGTAGGCGAGGTTCGACGCGACGCGCCCGAAGGCGCTGGTGGCGTCGCCCAGATGCGAGGTGAGATCCGCCGCGCGCGACAGGCTGGCGCTGTAGGCCTCGAACAGCATGCGCTGTGCGCCGAGGCGGTCACCCTGCTCCGCAAGGTTGCGGACGGTCGCCTCGGTGCGGGCGTTCAGGAGGCCGAGCTTCTCGTTGAGGGTCTGAGCCCCTTTGGCCGGATCGGCAAAGGCCTGCGCCAGCTCCTGCGTGGCGTCCGCAACCTCCTGGCCGGTGGTGGCCGCGAAGTCCTTCGCAGACCGCCCGAGGGCCACGAACATCTCGACCCCGATCCGCCCCGTGGCGGCGAGGGTCGCCGCGATGCTGCGCGCCTCGCGCACGGACACCTCACCCGAGGCGGCGATGGCGACGGCCGCGGCGTTCACCTGCTGCGCACTCGCGCCCGAGGCCCGGCCAGTGCCGGCCAGCAGGCGGTCCACCTCGCGCATCCGGTTCTGGTAGGAGAGCAGCGCCGCACCCCCGGCGATGATCGCCACGGAGGTGACACCGACCGCGCCCCCGAGCAGCCCGATCCGGGTGGCCAATCCCGCCGCCGCCTCGCCGGCCTGCGTCAGCGCACCCTTCACGCTCGCCCCACCCGGTCCGGCGAAGGTCTGCGCGATCTGCGGGGCCTGCTGAAGCGCAATCAGGGCCGGGCTCATGCCGGAGGCGGCCGATGAGACGATATCGCCGTCCTGGAACATCAGGTTGCGGATCTCGTCCGACCGCAGGCGGCGCGTTCTCATTGGCGGCCTGCGGCGTCACCCCGAGAGAGCCCAGCCGCCGGGAGGCCTGCGCATTCGCCTCGGCGCGGGCGCGGTCGGCCTCGATCTGGGTCAGGGTGGCGCGGCCGGTCGCGCCGAGATCGCGCCAGCCATCGCTGATGGCCCGAATGCGGGCGTGTGCCGCTTCGGCGGCCCGGGCCTGCTCCTCGAACACCGCGGCGGAGGCGCGCGCGGAGCCAACCTGGGGCGTGCTGACGCCGAGCAGCGCATTCACGCTCGCCTGAGCGCGCGCCTGCGCCTCCGCCTGCCGAGCGGCCTCGGCCAGACGCTGGTACCGAGCGGCCTGGCGGTCAGCGGCAGCGCCCGCAGCGTCGGCCGCGGCGGTGACGCCCTGGAACGCCTGCTGGCCCGCCCGGCCGGCCTCGTCGGAGGCGCGTCTGACCTCGGCGCCGCCCTCGACGGCGAGGCGGATCGCGACGCTATTCGCCATCACCGCTCTCCTTCCGGTAGGCCTTCACGATCAGCGGCTCGACCCGAGGCAGCAGGTCGGCAAGCAGCGGCAAGGCCGCGCCCATGGCATCGGCCATCAGCAGGATCGCCCCGAAGTCGAGAGCATAGACGCCGCCGAAGCCCACGCGCATCTGCCCGCCGCAGCGCTGGATCACCGACCAAGCCACGATGCCCTCATCGGTTTCCGGGGCGTGCAGCGTGTAAGGGCACTCGGCACAGGTTACACCACAGGCAGCGCAGTATTCGTCTCCCCCGCCGAAGTGCCAGGAGGCGAGCTCGAGGATGCATTTTTTTCCGCGTCCCGCTTCAGCGCCGGAATGACATAGCGGCTGTCGAACTCATCGAAGGCGGCCCAGACGGTCATCAGCAGGTCGACGGTCTCGGGCGTTGCCGGAACCGGCACGCCATCGGCATCGCCGACTCCCTCCCACTCGATGATCGCGCGCCGGGCCAGCTCGCCGACAAGGGCGATGTTCGTCCGCAGATCGAGATCCTCGCGATCGTCGCTGCGGATGACCTTGCTGACCGCCTCGCGCGCGGCCAGCATCATCGCCACCGTGACCGGCCGAACCCGGACGCGCACGCCGGGCAGGAGGTCGAGCCAGCAGGGTTCGGAAGAGGGAGAAAGTCTAAGCATGAGAATATCCTTCATAATTCCAGCCATGTCTTACTTTGAAAGCACCGCGATGCGCAAAAAACCATCGGCAGCGCAAATCAGTTTCTTACAGAAGAAGAAATAACTAAGCTGACAGACTTCTTGTCAGATTCACTTGTAGAGCCCGTTTAAAAGTCGCCCGAGCGCGGCTCCGAGCGGCGGAAGCTCGGTTGGAGAACCTTCGCCAATCTCAAAAAGCATCGCATTTGACCACCTTCGGCTCCGAGCCCACGCCCGAGTTTCTGCCGAAGGCGCATTCTCAAATGAACTCTCAAACCATAACACCGCAGCATCTTAGCTGACCGCGGCCGGGCATCTGGATAGGAACGGTGCCGCGAATACTTGTCAGCCGCCAACATACACAAAAGTTAACGCTGTGAAGCGTCAAAGATATGACATAATTGCTGTAAAACCTCCCTTCTGCGCAGGCCGGCAAACAGACTTATTGTTTCTGGCAGAATCGGTAGCACCCATACACCGCTGAGAGCTTGCGAGGAGACGCACATGCGTAGGTGGGCACGCCTGGCAACCGCACCGCTTTGGCCTCTGCAACTCGCGACTGCTGCCAAGTCGTTCGAGCACAATCCCCTGATCGGAAGCCGCCAGCTCAACCGATGGGGGCTGCACGGCAAACGGGTCGAACTCGCGGCACGTCTCGCAGCATCTCGTCGCGCAAGGCTCGCGTCCAGAGTGCCGGTCGAGGACCGCGCCGCTTTCGACCGAGACGGCTTCGTGATCAAGCGTCGCTTTCTGCCTGACGATGCCTTCAAGACTGCGCGACGAGATCCAGGCTTACAGGGGACCCATACGGGAAAAAGCCGAAGGGCGGACAGTTCTGCGCAAGGTAACGGTCGGCAGCAAGCTGCTTGAGCAAATGCCGAGCTTGAAACAGGTTCATGGATCAGAGACATGGCAAGGGCTCATCCGTTACGTCGGCAGCCGGGACTCGGAACCAGGCATGTTTCTGCAGGCAGTTTTGCAGCAAGCGTCTGACGGTGAAGATGACCCACAAACAATTCTGCACGCCGACACGTTCCATCCGACGGTGAAGGCTTGGCTTTTCCTGACGGACGTTGAGGAGCACAGCGGTCCGTTTACCTACGTTCCCGGCTCGCATCGGCTCACGGCGCGGAGGCTCGAATGGGAGCGGCGAATGAGCCTGACCGCGGTTTCTTCAGACGATTTTGAGACGAGGCAGGGCTCTTTTCGAGTTAGCGAGGCCGAACTGGAAGATCTTGGCTTCCAGATGCCCGTACCTGTTGCCGTACCTGCCAACACTCTTGTGGTGGCAGACACATTCGGCTTTCACGCCCGCGGCCGGAGCGCCCGTCCGTCGACGCGGGTTGAAGTCTGGGGGATCGGTCAGCGTAACCCGTTCCTTCCATGGACCTCGCTCGATCGAGCCGTCGGAGCTCTGTCTTCGCTCGGGCGCACAGGAAACGACTGGGAGGTGCGCACAGGCATTTCGATTTTCGATGATGTCAGAAAGCCGGCTGAGCGGTAGTCAAAGTTCTTTGTCACGTCAGGCGCTCGGCAAGTTGCGCCTCCCAGCGCCTCAATTTACTTGCCAAACCGGCATCGCATCAGATGCCTGCCGTCTTACGAAAACCAAACCCAAGTCGTTCAGCGGTATCGATAAATAGACCCGCACATAGAGCAAATTTACAGCTTTCCATTCTACCACATCCTTCAGCTGAAGGTGCTCACTCATGGCAACAATTGCAGACCTCCTCACGACCCGGCTCCTGACCGACGAGCAGGTCGACGCAGCCGTGATGGGCTACCTCGCCGACCCCGCGCCTGGATCCCGCCAGATCGCGCACGGCCTCGCCCTCGACATCAACGCGGCCGTTGCTGCCTACCGCCAAGCCGCAGACCTGATGCAGCGAAAGGACGTCACCGTTGCACGGCGGCGGGTGGCCGTTCGGACGGCGATCCTGCTGGCGCATCTGACGTGAGCGCCACATCCATGGACGTCACGGCTGCCATGGCCGCCCACGTCTCACCGCCAAAGCGGTGTTCGGAATTTGGTGGCAGTGCCGTCCTCAGTAGCTCGGCACGTTATTGATGAGGGTGGCGGTGACCGTGCGGCCGAGGGTGGGATCCTTGGCCGCCTGCCAGTTGAAGGTCGCCTGCACGCCGTTCGGGCCGGTCACGGGGGTCTTGGCCCGCGGCAAGAAGACAGAGTGGACCTTGAACACGAGCGAGCGCGCGGCGTCCGTCACCCACCCGAACGTGAACTCGACCGGTGTGCCGGCGGTGGCCTGATCCAGCAGGGCGGTGTTGGCGAAGCGCACCACGAGGCTGCCGGTCATCGCCACCATGCCCGGGTCGGCGTCCTCGATCCGCCCGTCCCCGCGGATCGCCTCCACCTTCTCCAGCTGGTTCGAGTAGGTGAACTCGGCCGAGACAACGGAGCCGAGTGCCACGCCGCCGCGGGTGACGGTGCCCTGGAACGGGCTGAACCGCTCGATGCTCGCCTCGGCGAGGGTGCCGGCGGCCGAGGCGGTGAGCTTGGTCTCGCCCTGGGCGATCAGGCCCAGGGTCGCGGTGAGCAGGCCGGAGTGCTGCATCTGAACCCGCAGCGTGTTGCCGCGCACCCCGAAGTTCTGGCCGTAGCTCGGCACCTCGGGCAGGCCGACCTCGACCGTCATGGAGGGCAGGTCGATCGCGCCCGACGTGAACACATGCGTGGTCGTGCCGCTGTCGGCGGTCGACGTCGGCTGCCCCATGAACAGCTTCAGCCAGTTGCCGAAGTTCTTCAGATCGACCGGGACGACGACATCGCCGTCATTGTTGATCACGTCCTTCGAGGGCGGCAGCGGCTCGCGGCCGTAGCCGAGCAGATCGCTGGCAATCAGACCTTGTTCCTCGCCGAGGTTCGAGGAGACGAAGGGCAGCTTGCGGTAGCCGCTGGCGGGCGGCGTGCCATAGGTAGTCTCGAAGGCCGCCGCCATGATGGCGTTGGCTCCACGCGCGCGTGCCATGGGTCTCTCCTGGCGGTGGTCAGTTCAGGGGATCGGGGGTGCCGTAGACGGCAGTGATGCCGATCAGGGCGGCACGGGAGACGGGAGCGCCGTCCGCCGTCAGCGGCTCGGTGGTGGCAGCCGACACCATCAGGTAGTCGCACAGCCCACCGAGCGTCCGATCTGCCGCGACGGCCGTGCCGATCGCCTGCAGCATGGCATCGAGCCGCGCTTCGGCGCTCACGCTGCGGGTGCCGTTCGCGGCCACCTCGACCGGGATCTCGTGGCTGAAGATGTAGATGGTCGGGTTGAGCGTGACCTCCGGCTCGCCCGGGTCGCCGTCATCCACATTGACGAAGCCACCGGCCGGGATGGTCTGCGGTTTGACCTCGTTGCGGGAGTGGGCGGCCTGCGGGAGGGCTGCCTTCAGCAGCTCGGCCACGGCCTGGAGGACGCGCTCGCGCGTGCTCGGCATCGTCTCAGTCGCCCAGATGTGCACAAACAGAATGGAATAGGACCTGCGGCGTCCGAACTAGCGCGCAAAACCCGCGACACGGATCGGCGGGGCCCCGGCCGAGGTATAACCCGGCGCTGTCAGTTCGGCCGCCTAGCAATCAAAATTGGAAAGTCGCCGGCGCGGGACTGCTGAGGCGATTTCTCCGAGGTAACGCAGCAGCGGCGATCCAGACCCGGCGAGGCGCCTGGCGGATCCTGCGGCGCGTGAGGGAGGCGCGCCTAAGTGCTTGATATCGGCGAGCCGCCGTCACTCGGCCGCTGCGATGACATCAAGGATGAGCTGGCGGTGTGGACGTAGATGCCGCGCCACCAGATCGCCGGTCACCGTGCACAAAAGAAATGCCAGCACGGAAGCAAGCTCCGGCCGGCAGTGCAGGCTTTGGGATGATCCCACTCCAAGGGATGGAACCTAGATGACACCCAAATGCGGAATAATTGCGGCCGTTTCGCAGGCCGAGATCTGGCAACGAAATGCTCGATTGCGCCCTCAACTCCTCACCAATCCAAGAACTCATACGACCGTTACTATCATCCCTGCCAACCGTAGGCATTATGCGGCATCCGCGAGTGGCCACCATCTCATTGCGACTTACACACCCCAGCCCCGTTGCCGGCAACACTTCGTCAACTATTTCGCTGCAGCCTGTCGCGAGTCGAGCAGCATTCTCGTGCTGAATACAGCGACGGCTTGGTTCGCCCTAGCGTCTTAGTTAGGCCGTTGCTCCTGAGTTTCCGAGACCGCCTGCTCGTGTCGGTGTGGATCTGAGCAGGCGAAGGCAGCGACCGGCAGACCGCCACGAGGGCTCGGCGGACTGGTCGCTGCAGCTGGCGGCCGGGTTGATCCGGACCTGTCGGCCCGGCCGCTGGCTCACTGCTGTGTCAATGCCAGCTCGTCCGTGCCCGCGCCGCCCGCGCCATCGCGATCAGCTCTTGCCCCGTGAGCCTGCGGCTGGCCGAAACGTCATTCAGCAGCCTGAGTGCAGCGATTACTACTCGATCAGGCTGCCTCGCTTGCGCTTGGCGCCAGTCGGCAATCCTCGCCCGCAGCATGCTTGCTAGGCTCATTGGAATGGCCCTCCGCAACTCAGCTTGGCCGGAGCCTAGCGAAAACTTGGCCGTTGGAAAGGGGGGGTCTTCACCGGTGACATCCTATTTCACCGGGCCAGCACGCCGCCTTTACCCATGGCAAGCATCGCCGCTCCGTCACCTGCCGCATCCCGGCCGTGACCGAGCGGGCGATCTGCACCTCGCTGCCGGCAAGCGCCTGGCGGAGGTCCAGGACCTGGGCGGAGAACCTCACGGCCCACCCTCGTCATCAGGTGCCAGCGGCGAGACCTCGCAGGTGCGCACGAGCCGGCGCACATCGATCTTCGCGAGGCCGGTGACGACCACCGTCTGCGTAATTGCGCCCTCCTCGTCGAGGAGGTCGAGCTGATCGCCCTGCGCGGGCTCCGCCACCTCGGACAGGCGCACGGAGATCAGCATGGCATTCAGGTCGAAGCGGCTGTCGCCCAAGCCGACGATGGCCTCGGGCGACAATCGCATGAGGCGCACGGGCAGCCCGGGTGCGGCGCCGCCCGCCCGCCAGAGCGCATCCTCGCCCATGTTCGGGTCGTCGAACAGGGCGTCGACGCCGAGCGCGAAGGCGGTCACGGCCGGGCCCGCAAGGCCGCGATGACGTCGGCCCTGGTCTCGGCGCCCGATACGTCGACGCCGCGCTCGACGGCGAACGCCTCCAGCTCGGGCCGGGTCTTGCCGTCGAGGTCGTCGCCGCCCGATGGCTCGCTGCCGGGCTTGGGCGACTGCGCCGCCGGCTGGTCCGGCCCGCGCTCGCCCTCGCCGCCCTCGTCCTCGGCCGAGACGTGGGTGCCAGCGAGGAGCGCAGCCTGCGCCTCGTCCCACCCCTTGGTGGCGACCTCGCCGTTCTTGCTGTCCTTCTCGCGCAGCCGCATGGTGGCCCCCGTCAGTTCGAGGTGGTGCCGCGCACGAGAAGCTGCGGGCGCTCCACGAGCGGGAGCGGGTTGGACTCCGTGTGGATGTCCATGCCCTTGCCGAACTTCTTCGGCTCCAGAGGAGCCACGAAGACCTCGGCGTCGGGGTTGTCGAGGAGCGGAGCCTGATTGACGCTGCTCCAGAAATCCGGGGCGCCCAGTAGTTCGTGAACGTGTCGTTTGTTCCCAGCGGGAAGAACCGCACGTCGCCAGCTGGGATGAACCGGTCCGGCGTGCTCATGGATCCGTCTTCCTTCACATAGGAGGCGGCACCGCGATGCTCCTCGAACACGATCCCCTTGAAGGGAAAGCCCTTCCGAACGCTGTCGCGGAGGGGGTTCTGGATCGCCGTGAAGTACTTGAATGCTTCCTTGACGGAAGCATGGCTGGTGAATCGCGCCATCCACTCCGGCGAGGCGAGCGCATGGACGCCGCTCATGGTCTCGCCGAGGAGGTTGTCCTCCATGTAGCCGACCACCTCGTCGCACTTCGCACCGACGTCGGTCGAGGACGTGCCGAGCGTGAAGTCGACGACCTTCTCGGTGACGCCGAAGGCGTCGAAGAGATCGAGGAGCACCGTGCCGTCGTAGTCGAGGATCTGGCCGCGCAGCGCGGTGATGCGCAAATGCTCCAGCGTGATCGCGTGCTTCTTGCGCATCGTGATCAGCTTGCGGTTCACGAAGCCCAGCACGGTCTCCAGCGAGATCCCGCCGCCATAAGCCGCGAGCATATTCTGCACGTCGGTGGCGAGCACGCTGTCCTCGTGCGGGATGTGCGGCACCACGAACGCCTTCGGCTTCTGCTTGCCGCGGGTCCCGAGGCTCGAAGTCGGAGGTCTGGACGCGGTCGGCCATGCCGGCGGCGACGGCGTCCGCTCCCACCTTCATGCCGCCGGCCCCGAAGTCGGAACGCACCCGGGCCGGGGTCGTCTTCCGGCCGCGGGCCACATCGGCGATGAATTGGGTCTCGATGCTGTCGAGGAGCGCGCGGATCTGGCCGGCACCGTCCTCGGTCTGCGGGTCGGGGCGCTTGTTCGGCGCGTTCGAGGAGACGATCTCGATCAACAGGCTGCCGGAGGCGTCCGGCTCGACCTGCTTCGAGATGGCCGCGACGACGCCGATCGAGCCGAGCATGCCCGTCTTCTCGGTGACGAGCTCGCCCGCCGCGGAGGCGATCCAGTAGGCCGCCGAAGCGGCCGAGCCGCTCACGTGGGCGACCACGCGCTTGCGCCCGCGCATGGCGTAGAGCTGGTCGGCCAGGGCGTTGATGCCGGTCGGCGAGCCGCCGGGCGAATCCACCAGCAGCATGACGGCGCCGACATCAGTGCTGTCGCGGGCGAGGGCCAAGTCCCGCGCGAGCATCGCCGCCGAGGTGCCGGTGCCCGACATCTCGGTCAGCATGTTGGCGCGCGGAAAGATCGGGCCGATGACCGGAATGACCGCGACACCCTCCCGGGTGAGCATGGCGTAGCGCGCCCCCTCCAGGCGCTGCGCGGTCGGGCCCGCGGCCGCCTGGAGATCCAGCCGGAACCAGTCCTCGCCCTCGGCCGCGCGGCGCTCGGCGCGCCCGGCGCGATCCAGGCTCGCGAGGCTGGCCAGGAAGTAGAGGTAATCGGGACGGATCGCCCACGGCTCGGCCGTCAGAGCATGGAGCGCGCTGATCATGACTGCCCTTCCGGTATGGGGGGAGCGTCGTCGGGCGGCGGATCCCCGGCGGCCGATTGCGTGGCGCGGCGACCGTCGCTGGTGTAGGCGAGCCCCGCCGCGTCGGCTCGCTCGTTGTCCACCTTGTTCTCGGCGTCGATCGCCTCGGCGTCGTATCCGGCCTCGGCCACCTTCTGGGAGCGGGACGAGAACCCGGCCTGAACCTCCATGGACTTGCCCTGGACGTCCTGCACCGGATGGATGTACGGCCAGGCCGGCGGGATCCACTTCACCGAGTAGGCGACCGAACGTGGCATGCCCGCGGGGATCTTCAGGGCGCCCGACAGCACCGCCAGATCCATCCAGCGGTTCCAGACTGGACGGCAGAACTGAAACACCACCTGATGGTGCTGCCAGCCCTCGACAGCCCGGCGGAAATCGTTGAGCGCGGCGCGCAGCGTGCGATCGTTCAGCGTGCTGTAGTCGCCGCTCAGGATCTCGTAGAGCAGCCCGCACGCCGCCGCGACGCCGCGCTTGGCCTCGCGGACGAACATCTCGAAGTTCGGCCCGAGGTCCGGCGGGTTCGAGAAGGTGACGTCCTCGCCGTCGGCAAGCGCCTGGAGCGTCCCGGGCTCGAACTCCAGCGTGGCGGCGCCCTCGTCGTCGGCGCCGTCCGTGCCGAGCGGCCCGGAGCCGACCGGACTGTCCGCCTCCTCCATCACCCGCTTGATGAAGCCGACGAGCCACGCCGCGTTCTTCTTCCGCACCAGCTCGGCAGCGAGGTAGGCGTCGAGGTCGTAGAACGTGCGCAGCACCCGAGCCAGCCAGGGTTCGCCACGATCCTGCCCGGGCCGCATTGCCCGGTAGAGGTGAGCCACGTCGCTCGCTGGCACCTCGGCGAGCTCCAGGCCGGAGGGAACCATGACGCCGTCGCCCGGATGCTCGCGGTAGAGGAAGTAGCTCTGGCGCCGTCCGATGGCATCGTAGCGGATGCCTTGCCGGATCCGGTTCCCGATTTCGGTCTTGAGGTGCGGGCAGTGATCGCCCTCCAGCACCTGCAGCTGCAGCGGGACTGGCAGCCCGTCCGTGAGGAGCCGCGTGCGCAAGCGCGTGAAGGTCTCGCCCCCCTCGACCATGCCGCGTACGGCAATGGCGGTGAGGCCGTAGAAGTCGTGCGCGCCGACGCTGTCGGCCACATCGGTCCATTCCAGCCAGAGGGCCTGGATCCGAGTCCGGAAGGCCGCGTCCTCCGCCTTGACCCGCTTGGCCTCCTCCTCGCTCAAGCCTTCCGTCGACCGCGCCGCGGTGGATCGGGGCACGATGCCGATTCCGACGATGTTGCTCACCAGCCGGTCGACCGCGGCGCCGGCGTAGGGGTTCTTCCGGGCCTGATCGCGGCTCTTCCGGCGCAGCTCGTCGAGCGCATAGGTGATGGCGGTGTTCGGGCCGTAGCTGCCGACCCGCCAGGACCGTGAGCGCCGGCCGCGCCCGCCCGCGACGTCGTAGGCCGGCGCCTCGAGCGCGCCGCCGCCCGCCCCGCCGTCGAGGTCCATGGCGATCGGGGTGACGTACTGGCGGTGCCCTTGATCCGGAACCGGACGGGCTGGGCCTGAGACATGCTCACCACCCGCTGCGGCCCGTCATCACGACATGGCGGGTGCGGCGCGGCGCGGCGCCGCTGACGGACGCCTCCAGGTCGCTGATCCGACGCACGAGGTCCGCCCGGGCCTGCCGCATCTCGGCGTAGCCGCGGTACGTGATGCGCCCGGCGTTGTCGGCCTGCTCGACGGTGAGCACGCCGCTCGCCATGGCCCGATCGAGCTTCGCGAGCTGGGCCCTCAGCTTCGCGAGCTGCTGTTCCGGCGTGTCGGCCATACCTACCTCATCGGCCGGTTGTTGACCCGGCTGCGCCGCACGGCGCGCCGCTGCTGATTGCGGGCCGCGAGCGTGCGCGCCGCGACCTCGGGCGCCACCACCGCCTCGTCCGGCCGGGGCCGCTCGATGCCGAGCGCCGCCTCGAGTTCGCGCCAGTGCGGCTCGCGCCAGCGGTCCCAGCCCCGCATCGCGGCAAGCCCGCGGGCGTAGTTCGCGCAGTCCAGCACCTCGTTGCGCCGCCCACCGATCGGCACCCACCCCCCGGCGCGTGCGGCCGCGCGTGACGTGCGTGACGAGTTCCTCAGCGGTGAGCTGCTTGACCTGATCCTCACTCACGTCCCGCGGCAGGTGCACGAACCCGGCCGGGAACGGCTTGCCCTCCGGCGGGCGCTGCAGGGCGAGGCAGCCCATCATCTCCTGCTTGGCGAAGGACGCCCCGATCCGGACCGTCTTCAGCCCGCGCCGCAGCTTCCGGCCGGCCGCCGTGGAATCCTTCGCGCCCACGCCCAGGAAGGCGCCGGCATAGCTGTCCTGGCCATCCACCGCATGGACCGGGCGCCCGGCCTGCCGGCGCACGAAGGCATACACCTCGGCGGTGAAGCCGCTGGAGTCGATGCCCCAGTCCCGCACCGTCATCTCGGCGCCGCTCGCGTGCGGCCAGGTCTCCTCGACCATGGCTTCGAGGTCGGCCCACACCTCCGGCCGGTTCGTCGCCCCGGGCAGCACCCGGTGCTCCACCAGCCAGCGCTCCCGATTGCGCCCGAACGCCCAGATCCCGACCTCAAGGCGATCTTTCTGCCCCTGACGCCACTTCCGTGAGAGGCTGGCGGTGTCGGCCCAGGTCTGCTGTGGGCTCGCCGAGCTCGGCGAGGTGTTGATGGACATGCGCGGTCAGGATCTGGGTCAGCGCGCGGGGATCGACCTTGAGCTCGTCAGCCATCGTGATCGCGACCCGGGCGAACCAGGCCAGCCAGGCATCGCGCAGGTCACGGGCGGTGTCGAAGAACAGCTTCTCGGCCGCCGCGCGGTCGACCAGCTTGCCGTCCTCCTTTTCCACGGCCCGCTTGCGCTGGAGGCCGAGGAAGTTCTCCTTCCGCCGGATAGCGAGCGGCAGGGGGAGGTTCGGATCATCCGGGTCCCCGGCCTCGCCCTCGTCCTTCTGGTCCGGCCCGGCGGGCCGGGGGCGGTCCGCGGGAGGTGCCTTCGGTGCCGCAGTAGGTGCTGGCCGTTCACTCATCGGTACCGCCCGTATCGGCCTGTGAGCCACCCCGCCGCGGTACCTGGCCGGGCGCTGATCAAGGTTCCACTCGGTGGCCTCGACGTTCACCCGCCCGTCGTCCGTCAGGGTGAGCAGGCCCTGGGCCTTCCACTTCGTGACGACAGCCTTCGAGACGCCCCGGTGCCGGGCGAACTCGGCCTGCGTCATGGCCTCGGCGGAGCGTTCACGGCCTGCGTTCACGGTTCACCGTTCACGGGTTTCACGACCCTGGCGCTAGGAAACTTGGGGGCCCCGCCCACCCGTATCGATTCCGACTGCCCAGGGTCCCTGGCGCTACGCCCAGCGGGCGGCTCAGATGACGCTGCTGTCGTCCGTCCAGTGCCGGTGCCGGCGGACGATGCGGACCCGGCCGCGGCGGGTCTCCAGCAGGGTCTTGCTGGGCTGGCACGGATCGAACATTAAGTGGCCGCCCGCATCCCGAGCCGGCACGATCACCTCGCCGGTCAGATCGTCGGCGGTGTGGACAGACCGTACCCGCTCGCCATCGAGCGTCACGTTGAAGGTGATGCCCTGGTCACGCGCCTCAGCGTAGGTCCGGAAGCCGGGGTCACGCGCGTCGATCGAGATCCGCATGGGCCCTCTCCCGCGGGGATCAGCAACTCACAACCCCACCAACGCGGATCCACCCCAGACGATCACCCCCACTACGACGACCGCAGCGACGAGGCCACCAAGGAGGGTGCGCGCAGAGCTTACGGGCGTGCCGCCGATCATGCCGGACATGTGGTGCTACTGCCTCTCTCGGCATGGGCCCAAGCGGGCCGCTCCTTATCGTGAAGTTTCCACACTTCTGTTGGCTTACACAGAAGTGTGGAATATGGTAGCTCCCATGAACGCGAACGAACTCCGCAAGCTCCTCGCCTCCAAGGGCTGCACCTTCGAGAACCACAAGGGCAGCTCGGGCCACGTCACGGTGCGCCGGGGCGACAAGGTCTCTCAGATCCCGATGCACGGGAGCCGCAAGGAACTGGGCAAGGGGCTCGTGAACCGCATCCTCAAGCAGCTGGACCTGAAGTGATGGCCGGATACCGCATCGAACTGGAGCCCGACGACGACACCCTGATGGTGATCTGTCCGGCCCTGCCGGAGGTCGCCACATTCGGCGAGGACGAGGCCGATGCCCGCCGGCATGCGGTCGATGCGATCGAGGAGGCTTTGGCCGCCCGCATCGCCGATGGCCGGGACCTGCCGCCCTTCGAGGACGGTGCGGACGTCGTCCGGCTGCCGCTGCTCACTCTCCTGAAGGCCGCCCTCTACAGCGAGCTGCGCCGGCAGGGGCTCACCCGCGCTGATCTGGTGCGGCGCCTGGATTGGAAGCGCGAGTCGGTGGATCGCCTGTTCCGGCTCGACCATGCGTCCCGCCTCGACCAGATCGAGGCTGCCATGGCGGCGCTGGGGCGGGAGGTGGATCTTGTCGTACGCGAGGCGGCCTGATCTGAAGGCAGCGCGAGGCCACAAGCCTCCATTCTGCGGAGAACGGCTGTCCCGTCTCCCCCGGGGCTCAACATCGACCCCCTGAGGGGGAGACAAGCGCCGGCCTTCAAACCAGATGGCGCACAACCTAATCGATGGGCCGAACGTCGGCATGGCCGCACTCGAACGGCGTCGCCCGCCCGAAGATCTGCACTGCCACCTTCAGCCGCTCGTTCGGCAACACTTCCTCGACCATGGCGGGGAAGCTGGCGAACGGACCCGCCTGGACCACGACCCTGTCGCCCGCCGCGATGCCGGCCGGCTTCCGCTTCTCGGTGATCCCGATCGCTGCGACGAAGGCGGCCATGTCGGGCCCGCTGATCGTCATCGGGGCCATGTCGGCCCGCGTCGGGTTGCGCAGCACTCGCGTGACCCCGCGGGCGGTGGGCACCTTGCCGTCCAGGTCGGCGGCTCCCTCGACACCCACGAACACGGTCCGGTGGAACATCTGGGCCCGGCGCAGGTAGGGCCTGCCCTCCCGATGCCCGACAGCAACCGTCCTTGGCACCACGGTCGGGATTCCCTGCTCCTTCAGTGTGTCGAGCGCGCGGCCCATCATGCTGGGCGCCGTGCGGACGAGGTGCCATGTCCGGCTCTCGTCCACCTGCACAGGCTCACAGGCGCTCCCAGAGGCGTTCCCGGGCCTGCCGGCGGCGCTTCTCGCGCAGGCGGCGCTTCTTCGATTTGGCGAGGTGGCTCATCGGCGCTGCTCACCCGCAACGATGTCGGCCAAGGAGTGGATCAGGTCGCCGCAATCTCCGCAGCCGCCCGAGTAGCCCCGCACCCAACGCTCGTCGTCCGGCCTGCGCAGCAGGCCTTCTTCGGCCCCTCGCTGCTTGCCCGTGCACATCGCGGCGACGCGCCGAAGCAGCTCGGACGCAACGGCAGGTTCGATGTTGAGCCCCGCCGTCGCCTGTGCGGCAAGGGCAGGCAGGTCATAGCTCATCGCCTTCCTCCGATCCTACCGGCCATGTCGCATGACGCACCATGACGCACTTCCTAACGAGGCAGCATGCGCGGGGGTGTGAGCGCACGTGCGCGTGCGCGCACGCATGCCCCTTCGTTGGAAAGTGCGTCATGGTGCGTCATGCGACATGGCCCTTGGGCACGAAGGCCCGTCCCTTCCAGTCGCGAACTGAGACCCAGCCGAGCCGCTTCAGGGCGGCGCCGATGCGCCTCTGCTCGGCGGTTCCGATCTTCGGGAGATCGAATCCGAGGCAATCCCGGGCAACCTCCGTCACCGAAACCCGGCTTCGACCGATGAGGAAGCCGGTGATCGCCTCTTCCCAGGCATCCGCCTCGAACCGGGCTTCCTGCTCGGGCTGGATGTGCTGCCGCTCGAACTCGTCGTCGGGCCACCAGCGCGTCTTCTCGCGGTAGTGAGCCACCGCCTCGGCGAAGAGCTGGTCGCGGTCCCGCGCCAGGGCATCGGTGTCCACGCACCCGACCTTGACGGGCCAGTAGCGCCGGCCTCCGGTCTCGTCGCGCAGGTACGTCGCCTTGTTCGTGGTGCCGATGAAGACGCACTGGCGCGGCTGGATGATCTCCTTGCGCCCATAGCTCGGCCGGTAGCGCTCCACGGGGCGGCTGATGAACGCCTTCAGGGCAGCGTCCTCCGCCTTGGACATCGCGCTCATCTCGGCGATCTCGATGAGCCATTTCCCGGCAAGGTGCTGGGCGACGTCCTTACCCGTCGTGACATCCGGCAGGTTGTCGGAGAACCACGGGCCGCCGAGGATGGCGCAGGCCGTCGACTTGCGCGCGCCCTGCTCGCCCTCCAGCACCATCATGTAATCGGCCTTGCAGCCGGGCTCGTAGATGCGGGCCACCATGGCGACGAGGAACATCGTGCCGATGCCGGCGGTGTAGGGCGTTGCCTCGGCCCCGAGATAGGTCGAGAGCCATGTGCCAAGCCGCTCCCGCGCGTCCCAGCGCAGGCCGTCCAGGTAGTCGCGGACGGGATGGAACGAGCGCTCGTGCGCCCGCTGGTCGACGGCCTGATGTGCCGTGTCCTTGCTCATCCGCGGCAGGCCGCAGACCTGCAGCCATTCCTGCACCCGGCTGACATCGTTGTCCGTCGCCGGCCGGATCGGAATCGGGGCCGCAATGCCGCCGCCGGGGTCCGGCACGCCGCGCGTGAGCACGGTGGCGCAGAGCATCTCGTCATAGCGAAGACCTCGCTCATCTCCGGCGCCAACCGGAGGGCCGTCATGGCGTTCGCGAGGTTCGGCAGCGGGTTGCCGCGGTCATCGAGCAGGCAGGCGCCGAGCCAGTCGCCCCCGGAGGCCGCGAAGGGCCGGCCGGCGGGCTCACCGTCCGGGTCGTCTTCATCGCCCTTGCTGCGGGCTTTCGCCCGGCGTTGGCCGCTCTTCTGTTGCGGCGGAGGTTCGGGGATCTCCCGCGGCTTGGCGGCACCGGCCGTCAACCCGCTCTCGATCGTCGCCATGGCCCGGTCCCGGCCCTTGTCGCGCACCAGGCCGCAGGCAATCGCGGCGTCCATCAGCCGGTCCGTCGCCACGGCCGCGTCGAGCACCCCTGCACCCACCAGCGTGCCGAGCTGGAAGGCTGCCCGGTTGAGCCGGTTGTTGCGTCCGCGAACAGGCGTGCTCGCCACGGCGGAGCATTCTGCCTCGAGTGCCGCCTGGACGTAGCGCTCCCTTCGGTCACCGCCGCTCTCGCGCCGCCGCCTGCCGGCGCGGACCTCCGGCTTCGGAGCCGGCTCCGGGTCCGCCGCCTTCCGGGCCTTGCCGCCTTCGACCAGATCGAGCAGCCACATAGCCGCCCTCGCCGCGCACGTTGATCCCCTTGGGCAGGTCGCCTTCCGCGTTGGTGATCGACCGGTCCTCGGGGTAGCGGAACAGGAGATGGCGCCCGCCGCTCGGCGTGACGTGGGTGTGGGTCGCGGGGACGTCGCCATGCTCGGCCGCGAGCTGCCGCCAAGCCGCGAGGCCATCCGCATCGCCAGGCTTCTTCACCACATCGGGGTCGAGCGCGAACGTGCCGGCGTCGTGGCCCATGCGCAGGCCGATCATGGCCTTCGGCCACCTCCGCCACAGCCTGCGGATCTGCTCCTCGTCGCGCGTGGCCTTGTAGAACCCGCCCGTCTTCGGGATCGGCTTGCCCTGCTCGTCCTTGTCCCGGGGCACCAGGGGACGTTTGCTGTCCTCCCCGGTCGGGCTCGGATTGCAGGGGAACACCGCGAAGCCGCGCCGCGCCCACGCGAGGGCGTGCTCGACCATCTCGGTGGGATATGTGGCGCTCGCGTTCACGCGGCGGCCCGCCCCTCACGCGCATCGAGCGCCCGGAGCACCGCCGCACTGAAGGCGTCACCGACCGCCTTCGAACTCGAACACGGCCGCGTACTGGATCTTGCCGTCCCGCCGGACGAGCTCCTGGTCACGCCCGATCTGCGCCTTGGCCGGCAGGCCGACCCAGCGCCGGCCGTTACTTTCATTGACGCTGCAATCGCGGATGGTCAGGCGCATCGCCGGGATGCGGACCGTCACGAACCCCTTCAGGGTGTTGCGGTCCATGGGGCGGAACTCCACTACCTCGACCGCGAGCTTGCCGCCGTTGCTCATCGGCACCCCATCAGGTTCTTGATCCGCTCGAAGGCACGCGGCGGATCTCCGGGCACGCCGTCGTTGAAAGGCTCAAGCCCGTTCCGCTCCCGCATCAGGGCGATGCGGCGCCCGATCAGGCCGAGCAGGTCGGCGCGGTCGCCCGCGGACATGTCGCGGATCCAAGCCGCGGCCTCGACGCGCGCGATCAGGGTCGGCCCATCGGCGAGGCCCATCCGGCGCATGAACCGATCAAGGTCACGGATCTCGTCGTCGTGAGGCCCGTCGAGGAGCGCCTGAAGCTTGGCGCGCTTCCAAGCCCTGTATTGCTTCGAGAGCTGCTCGTCCTCGCGCAGCTTCTTCTCGGCCTCAGGCCCTCTGGGGCGGGGGCGCGCACGCTTGCCCGAGATCGTGCAGCAGGCGGCCCGGAGCGTCGAGGCGGCGGCGGAGGCCGGGAGGACGATGCCGGCCTGGCCGAGCGGCAGGAGTGGACGGATCTGCTCGCCACCGTGCCGACGACCGAGGGCGGCCGGCACGCCTTCCTGGCCTATGCTCTCGACTTCCTTCGTCGATCCGGCGGCGCGGTCGTCGAAGCCGATGCGGCCGCAGCCCTCGTCCGTGCGACGCGCCCGCTGACGCCTCGGGATGCGGCGCCCGACCCCGAGCGCGACGCCCGCCTCCTCGCCCGCGCCCTCCCTCTCTGGCAAGCGGGGAACGACACCCACACCATCGCCTGTTCCTGACCCTCGACGGGGAAGGAATCGTCCGGGAGGACGAGGTCGCGCGGGTGCTGGCCTGCCATCGTGATGCAACCCCTCAAGCCATCACCCAGGGAGGTGCAGCGCGAACATGTGCGCCTCCTTCCCCGCGCCCACATACGGTGTTCGCGGAATCTATGTGGGTTTCGCTCGTGCGGTGTGGATCCCGCTCGACATCCCCGACTGGCTGTGTGCGCCGTGAACGCGCCGCTGCGTTTAAACGCACGCACTCCGGTGGCCCAGGACGGCGATACTGCCCCGCTCCGGGGTGAGCGGACCTGCCTGGAGTGCGGACAGCCCTACGGGGCTGCAGCGCGCCATCCCGGCTTCTGCTCCACGGCATGCCGGCAGGCCTGGAACAACCGGCGCCTCCAGTGCGGCGCCGAGGTCTACGACCTCTGGATGGCCTTCCGCTTCCAGCGGCCCCTCGCCCGGGCGCTCAAGCTGCTGTCCGCGCTCAACCGCTTGGCCTCGCTCTACCGCGAGGAGGACCGCCGCGAGCGGGCGGGCCGCCCGTCCTGGCGAGCGCCGGAGGTGGTGCTGGCGAGCCGGCCGTACCTGCGGGCGGTGCGGCTACCGACGAGGCGGAGGGCCTTGAGGATGGGCAGCCGTATTGATCGGGCTCGCGCTGACGAGCCTTGGGCGTAACAGAGGGGAGGGGTGACGGGTGACGCGCCGCTCTTCTCACCGCGACCAGGGATTGTTCCCGTGCGAGGCAGAGATCGCGCGCCGACTCAGCCAGACGCCTGCCGAATGGGCCGCAAAGGCGAAGATCCTGGAGCGCGATGGCCTACCGAAGATCGACCCCCTGATGGGAGGTCGTCCATGGCGGGCCGTGCAGGCCTTCTTCGATTGGCGCTACGGTCTTTCCACCGTCGAGGCGATGGCGCCCGATGGATTGGAGAACCTCAATGTCCTCTGACTTTTCCGCGCCCGGCTTGAAGCGCCACAAGCGCAAGAACGGACCTGACACGCTGTATTGGGTCGCGCGAGCCGACCTCGTGAAGGCGGGCTATCGTCCAGAGACGATTCGCCTTCCGTATTCTCTCGACAATGCGGACGATCTGCCGCTCATCTCCGCCGCCTGCATGCGCTTCCAGGCGGAGATGCTGGAGTGGTCCTCTGGCCGGCGTGAAGATCGCAAGCGCTTCGATGGCACGATCGCGAGCCTGGTGCGCTGCTATCAGGTGGACGAGGCCAGCCCGTATAGCGGGCAGAAGTGGAACACGCGGCGGACCAACGATCACATCCTCAAGCTGATCGAGGCAGCCTTCGGCGAGCGCAATCTCGCCGCGCTCCGCATCGGAGACTTCCGCCGTTGGTATGACCGGGCGAAGCAGCCGAAGGTGCCGGGCGGCCCGGAGCGGATCGATCGCGCCTGCAAGATCATCAAGATGCTGCGGGAGCTGTTCAAGTATGGCGTGACGGCCGAACTGCCGGAGTGCCAGCGCTTGCGGACCATCCTGATGGAGGCCGAGTTCCGGCAGGCGCCGCGCCGCAGGACGAAGCTCGAACTGGAGCACGTGGAGGCTTTCGTGGCGAAGGCCCTCGAGTTCGGAGAGGTGTCCCTGGCTCTCGGCACGGCGCTGCAGTTCGAGACGACGCTTCGCCAGAAGGACGTGATCGGGGAGTGGGAGCCGATCCCGGACGGCACTGCTGCGACCGGCATCGTTCTCAATGGCCGGCGCTGGGTGAACGGCTTGGTCTGGAGCGACCTCGGCGAGCGCCTCCAGCTCGTGAAGGACACGACGAAGACGGGGCAGACCGCGGCGCACGATCTCACGCTGTGCCCGATCGTGATGAAGGTCTTGGCCCTCATTCCCACGGACCGGCGCATCGGCCCGCTGATCACCGATCCGGCCTCAGGGCGCCCCTATGCCGAATTCGTCCACACCCGGGAGTGGCGGCGCGTAGCGACCGCGGCCGGCATCCCGAAGCACATCTGGAACATGGACGCCCGTGCGGGCGGGATCTCCGAGGCGGACGACGCCGGGGCCGAGCTGGACCACATCCGGTCCGCGGCCGCCCACGCGCAGTCATCGACCACAACCCGCTACGTGCGCGGCACCATCGGGAAATCGCGCAAGGTGGCCGAGCTGCGGCTCGCTCACCGGGCGTCGAGGAACAAGGCCTAA